TGGTACTAGTTACAACTACCGGAGCACCTGCAGATCCAAGATCAATATTCACACTGATAGCACCAGCAGTAGCGCCCTTATTGGTGGATGCCGGCAGGGTAGAGATGTAGTCAAAACAATCAGTATCAATAGCAATCTTCAGCCGCTCACCAGCATCAGCGGTGAACTTGTTAACCAGATCGAGGTCTGTCTGGAACTTATCAATATCATCAATCCTAAACGACCAGGACTTAGCCTTATCAATCGTGAGAGAGATATTGGCAGATGCGGGTTCCTGGTAGGTCAGAGTGGTCTGACCAACAACATAGTCACTAATGGTGATGACTGGAGTCGTGCGGATGATGACAGAGTCACCAACCTTACCAATCTCACCCTCATAATCAGTATTCGCGATCTCGGAAAATGCAGTCGTCTGATAGAAATTCCGCAGCATCTTCTTGGAAAAGAGCTGAGGAGTGAACTTCGAGGTACCATCAGATGCATAATTTACATAACCTACTTCACGAGCGGGACCATTAGCCATTAGAAATCTCCTAATAATTTATTTTATTAGGCTAGAGTTTAAACTTAATCAGTAATTCTACCTTCAACATAAGCTTTTGTAATCCTAGCCTCAAGTTCGTCTGCTTCTTTCATTCTAGTTCTATAAGCACCTTTGTTAACATCATCAAAGAACTTATTCACTTCTCTAATAGAGAAGGTCTCTTTCTTAGTAACAGTAGGTGCTGAGCTGGAAGCCGCACCATTAGGTGTAATTTTATCTTCCAACATATCTTTTTTACTCTTCGGAATACTAGCTTTATAATCTGAGAAGAAGTCGGCTACCCTATCAGCATCCAGATAATCTTCGGCTCTCCTAAAAGAATCCAACCTACGTTCACCAGTCGTGGGATCTGTTGCCATCATAAAGACTTCAAAGCCGGGGTCGAGATTGATTGCTTGATAGTCTGGGACAAGTCTTCCAAGATCTGCTGTGAATAGTTTATACTCAGCTGCTCTACGCTCTTCAGCGCTCTTCTTGATCATTGCAAGCTCTTTAGCCTTAAGCTTGTTGATCTCCTCCATAAGGGGGTTGACTGCAGCTTCAGTTGCCTTCTTAGTGGCCTTCTTAACAATATCTACTGCTTCAACTCCAATAGTCTCGACATCTTCAGGAGTGATCGAGTCTCCAAAAAGATCTTTACCGCTGTTCTGTATCTCAGCGATACGGGCTGCAAGCCTGTCGATTTCTTTGCGGGCATCAGATAGTTGGCCGATCAAAACCAAGTTATCCTTACGAAGGTTTGAGATTGTCTTATCTGTGGATCCTTTATAGTTTGCAAATCTCTGTTTCCAAGACTGTCTACTCTTCTTGTCAGCTTCACTTTCCGTACTTACCTGAGGTTCCACATTGGAGTCAGTAGGATCACCATCATCTTCATCGAGATTAAAGGTATCCACATTCGGGATAGGGGCACTGGTCGACGGATCGGGGTCAGTTACCTCAGCAAGAAATTGCTTTTCCAACTCTGCTTCTTCAGCTAGTGCTCTTTTTAACGACATATACTCTCCAGTAGGTTTTCAGCAGGGGTGCTCTGGACCTTATAGGTGATCAGGCGTTTGCTTACTTTCTAGATTGGTTGTTACTGCTCATTCACTGAGCAAGTTAATTAGCTCCTGAGCAAGTAGACCTCTACCTCTCAGGATGTTATCATACTCGGATCTCTCAGGCTTAAACACTAAGAGATCCTTTTTTATATCCTCCAGTTCTATAAGAAGAAGACTCTTAAGAGTATGGAAATCTCCATGCCCAATCCTCTTCTTCTGTTCTGTAGTTACCTTCATTGTGCATTGACCTTATCATCAGTCTGTAGGCTTAGTGCAATTTGTTTATCCATGGCCAAGGCCTTGTTAGCCTCAATCATCTGTTGTTTCTGTAGCGATGAAGTCTCCTTAGAAATACTATTCTCTCTAGCTTGCTCGAGTTCAATTATCTTAACCTGTCGGTCTTTCTCGCTCTGGTCAATCTTCGCCTTGATCTCTTCAGCCTTGAGTTGTAGTGACCTCTGGTTCATAGCATCCTGACCCTGTACCTGCATCTGAGTAGCCTGTAGACTAACTTGCGCTTTGGTCTGAGTCTCTTGAGCCTGAGCTTCCTGTGCCTGAGCCTGGGCCTGTTTAGCTTCTTCTTGTTTCTTCTTCAGCTCCAATCTACTAGGTACGATGTTATGTCCAAGTCCTAGTGACTTAGCCATCTCCCTTAAGATATCTGCGATACCTTCCATACCTACAATATCAACATACATCGGATTTGCTAGAATCTGGATGAACTCATTACGTCTCATCTCACTAGCACCCTTCATGGTCAGCATCTCTGACCCACGTGGGATTACATTAATATCTCCTGTAAAGCTAACACTATCGTTACTAACTACATTGTAATAGAACTGGTATTCTACTCGGGGCTTAATGACCCCATAATCAATGTTTCGTACTGAATCCTTAATTCCTTTAGCTGCTGACTCAAGAAGCATCGAGAGGCCACTAGCTGTCTGAGCTGCTCCACCTGTTCTCTCATTTCCGTATGCATATCTTGGGATTCCTGTAGCATCATCTGCTCTGATTTCAAACTCTTTGTATACTGCGAGGAGCTCTTGGGCATTTGACGTAGGCTGCCAGAAGTTGACTGCTCTTCCTCCAGAGCCTGAAGGGTCTGAGGTGAGCTGCCAGACATGGAAGGGTTGTATGCTATCAATGCCTGTATCATCTGCAAGCCTGTCAACATAGATCTCAATCTGAGGGCCAGACGCAATCCCCATGTTATTAGCTAAGGCGCGAGCTGTAGCGTTGCACATTCGCTGAATATCTCTCATCATCTCTGGGAGAGATCTTCCCCACCAACTACCCGGTATGTTCTGAAAGGATGCTTTATAGTAAGGTCGCCGGAGGAGAGGATCATCATTAATTACACACTTGATGACTTCATTTCCAGCTAATATTGCTTCGACCTCAAACTGCTTATCCTCATCAGTTCCTATAGTTTCCTCGTCGAATCCCCAATCCTTTAGCTCACTATATGGTACACTACCGAAGAAATGAATACCATGGATGATTCCCTTATTAGCTCTAAAAGTATCGCCCCTCATCTCCTCTATAATTTTTTCTGACTCAATTCCGTTATCAGCTATAACCCCACAGTACCCAGCCTCATCAGCGAGTACCTTTCTGATTGCATCTTCTTTATAATGCTTCGTCCCTATCATGTTGTATAGGGTCTTCTTATCAAACCTTAAGTGCTCGCAGAGGTCACCATCCTGGACATCTGTAGCACTGGCCGATGGGTAGATATCAAAAGGAGATACTCTCTTGTTTAGGAAGACATAATCCTCAACCTCTTCAGCCGTACCATTGACATAAGTCAATCGTTTCTTCTTGGTGATAATCGGACCCTTGAGGAGCGCAACAGGGAACACACAAAAATCTTCAATGAATTCAGAGAGTGCCTTATCCCAATTACCCTCTGCAAGTTGATCAGCTACTACCCTTTCAAACTTCTTAACCTCAGCCTGAGCTACCTTAAAGATCTCATCCTGGATAGCATCTTCAACATCCCTCTTCAGCTGATTAATCTCCTGAAGCTTCTGGGCTGCACCTTGAGCTGATGGTTTCTGTGGCTGACCTTCAGGGCCTGGAGGCATAGTAGCTTCCTCGTTGGCCAGTGCATTGATGTGTTGCTCTATCTGGTCTACAATCTCTTGAGGAAGATCAGGCACTGATGTAGGCTCAAAGCCCCAAGCAATCTCCTTAGCCGGCATCATGATGTCTCTGATCCATGACATAGCTGCACGGCATTTGGTCGGAGTTAGGTTCATGTAGATCTCAGAACCACCAGATGCCCGTATAAGTGCTAGGTCCTCAGGGTCATAGTTACCATTATAGGCTCTAAGACTCTGGAACATCTTCTCTTCAATACCAGAGGAAGTTCTTGCATCCCTATTCTCTTGATAGATTCCTCTTATGTAGGTTGATAGAGCTGAGTACTCTTCCTCTTTCTCCTCAGGCTCTTCTTCATCGTATCGCCTTAGCCTCTTCTGCATCTCATCTACTTCATCCGCATTTGCTATGACAAGAGCTGGACGGTCATTATACGTATCCAAATTATGTATCCTCGTATTTCTCTAAGTATGATACCATAGCTAATATAGCTTTCTTATCTTCTTTCATTATACCTAAAGCTCTGTTACAATCTCCACACAGGAGACCTCTGACTTTCCCTGTGTTGTGATTATGATCTATACTATAGTTTATTCTCGAATCTGGATACACTAAAGACTTCTCACATATAGGACAAATACCCCTCTGTTCATTCATTATATTAGAGATACTTTCTATATCAGTATTGTACCTCCTCTTAAGGTGGTCGAATCTTTTTATATGTGGATTATCTTTTCTAAACCTCTTTCTCTTTTCTGAATTCTTTCTGCCATATACAGTGCTTAATATTCCTTGGCAGATTCTGCACATTGGCTGTAAGCCGTCCTTACTAGATGCACACTTGTTGTAGAACTCAGAAGCATCTTCAAGAGGTTCTTTACACTTACTGCACACTTTTATACCCACAAGAATTTACCCCTTCGTATCTCTTTTCTAAACCTATTCCTAGGTCTGTGCTCGAAGATAGCTTCAGCAAATGTAAACGATAATGCGTCAGCTATATCTGGAGAGGCGTGTCCCATCTTTTTAAGATCCTTTTTAGATAGGAGTTGGATTTGCATCTTATTGTTGTATCCATACTCCATAGAGGTGAGTTGTGCTGCTAGGTTCGCCTCTTTATCTGTGGCCTCTATAGGGATGTCGGCTCCTCCCATAGAAAGCCATTCACGAAGTTTCCCCCAAAGCTGTGCCCTTAGGTTCGAGTAGGTGTTGGGGTCTGTACTCTTGTTACTTACTACAACATCTTTAACTGGTAGTCCTAGTTGTCTAAGCCTGTCTGCTGTCCCAGCACCTACTCCAATAGAGTCAATGAAGATATTCACACACTGGTGGTAGGAGTTAATCTCTGAAACCTTAGCTGCAACACTCATTGTATCAAGACCCCTATAGGTCTTAATGTCAATAATCTTCGGACCCTGCCTGATGACTATGGCTGTAAGGTCATCACCAAATCGAGCTACATCCACACCCATTAGCTTCGGGAAGTTTATGTAGTCTTTATACTCCAGCCTGTTCCTTACAGCATCCTCAACATCATCAGCTGAGATGAATTGAGATACACCAACTCTAGGAAACTGACCAAGAACACGCATACGGAAGATATCACTATCATCCCCGTAGGTTTCTTTCATCTCATCTATCCACTCATTGTTGACATTAGGACTGTCATAAGCGGAGAAGTAAATCTTAGTCCAGGTTCCAAGATCTCTTTGAAAGATCTCGAAGAACCTACCTGATGCTCTCTGAGGGTTCGACACCTGAAGGAACCTACCACCCTTACCGGTGGAGAGTGTTCCTAGTAGAATATCGAAAGCCTCCTCAGAGATACCTGAAGCCTCATCAGCCATGATGATATAATTCTCAGCATGACCACCTGCCAGATTCTCTACGCTATCAACGCTGGCAGTAACAAGAGATGCAAAATTAACAAAGGTCTTAGTCTTGTATTCAATCTTACGAAGAGTCAAATCGAACATGTTCTGAATATCAATCGGCATCTTCCTGTACCACTTCTCGAGTTCAGATCGAAAGACTCGTTCAAGGTGGTTACTAGAAGGTGCTGTGATTAGGATCCTACAGTCTGGCAGCACCATTAAGAAGATGAAGGTCATCATACTTAGTACTGCTGACTTACCAGAGCCTGTACAAGATGAGACAGCTACACGTGCTGCCTGGGGTCTGGAGTCTCTTACTAGCTTTCTCTGTTGTTCTGTTAGTGTAACTGAAAACAGTGTTTCAATTCCGAAGACATGATCATTAGCTGCCATCACTAAGAAGTCATCGAACTGAGCCTGAGTCATCTTAGCCATCTAATAGCTCCCCTTCACCTACTAGTCGAGCTTTAGCTTCCTGAGTCCTAGCTATGATCTTATCTAGGGCTGAGTCACCCGATAGCCCCTCAACAATCAGCTTATCATCGAAGGCCCCAAAGGTTCTACCCAAAGACTCTACAGCCTTTAGGTAAGTTGAGAGAGACTGAGTTGATCCATGAGCCTTGAGCCTCTCTATTACAGCCAGTAGCTCTGATTGAACGAATTGCTTACCATCAGTAATCGACTTAATCTTATCCTGCTTGATCTGTAGCAGATAGGCACCTACATTAGGTTTCCTACGAAGATAAAACGAACGAAGCTGTAGGGCATGTTGGTACTCTTCTCTATCTCGAATATCTTTAGTCTTCTTAAGCCCAGCATGTAGTCCTGATTCCTCAAGAGCTCTTACATCATCACCATCATCATTGTAGAGCTCACAGAATACTAGCTCATTATCAGTCAACGTAATAGAATCAGGTTCAGATAATAGGTTAAGGAAAGCTTCATTGATCTTATCTGTATCTAAGACTTCACTCTTAGACATTGTGAACCTCTGATTACCTACCTGAGTCTGAAGAAGCATCTTAGTCTCACGTACATTAGCCAGAGCCTTGTAGTGTCTAGCGATAATGAGACCTACGTTCTTCTCAGAGGTGCCATACTTCTCAGCAATCTCTAGATTAGTGAGGTTGCTATAGATATAGTCATCAATGATCTCGTATTTGCTCTTGGCTGTGATGTTATCAACAGCTTTCTTGACTATAGTGGTTGTCATTAGGTTCTTATAAATAATTTGGTACCCTCGAGAGGAGTCGAACCTCCAAAACACTGGGTCTAAGCCAGCTCTCTATGCCAAATTCGAGTACGAGGGCGAATATCTAAGCCCGAACATAATATGACTCACGATCATACCAGAGGTTTGGGCACATCTTAGGAGGGTTAGTACCCTATATGGTGTATGTTCTTGTTTACTATCGGCTATATAGTACTGAAAATCATGAACGAAATTAAATGTTGGTAACTTATTTGTACTTTAGTAGTTCTTTCGGGGCCTTGTACCACCAATAAACTTCTCGTAGCACCTCTATATGTAGTATATTGGACCTACCGGGTGCCTACTGGTGGTAGTTTGGCTGGTAGAGCTGTAGGGAAAAGAACCTACCGGGTGCTAAAAGGCCTAAATGAAAATATTTGGTGGGATTTCGGGGAGTCTTTCGACAGGACTAAGAGGTGCTAAAGGGCTGAAAGTTCTACAGGAATATTTGGGGCTAGAGACACCCCACGCAGGCGCACGGAGGGGGCTCTCAGGTGCTG